TGATCATACGCTGGGTCTCAGCCTGCTCAGTGATACGGATGTTAGGTTCAACGATACCGAACTTCTCAAAGCCCAACAGTTCCTCAATAGCATGTGCCATCTTGACACCAGAGAAGTGGGCGTTGATAGCAGGGTCCTGACCCATGGCAGAGTTGGCAAAGTTATTAAGGTTCTGTAGCATCTGTGCCTGCTGTGCAAAGTGTCTGGCCCCGATGGGTCTGATCTTACCAGCAGCTACCAAGTCCTCTTTAGTAATCTTCTCAAAGAGGGCCACATCAATCTCATCATCCATAACCCTGATAAGATCTGACTGGTTCATCTGACGACGACCAGACTCTAGCATATCATTAAGAACTTTCTCCAGGAAGGACTCTTCAAGGTACTGAGTCTTGTTCTGGAAGATTCGACCTGCTGCGTTGTCCAGGGTCTGCACTTCAAAGGCTGTCTTCTCACCTGGGGTACGGATACCCATGGCCTGCTTAGGTGCCCCTGCATACTCTTCCATACGGTTCTCAATAACCTGGATCTGCATGTCAGCATTGAGAGCTGTGACGTCTGGACTCATAAAGACTACGTCACCCTCATCACCAATGAAGATTCTCTCACCAGGACCATACTCGAAGTCCATGACCTCACCCTTGATCTTAAGGACTGGGTATGCAATCATATCGAAGACATCAGCCTTCAGATTCTCTAGGTGATCAATCCGGTACTGAAGACCCACAAGGTTATCAAGAGGACCCATAGCATATAGGTTATCAGGACGAAGACGCCAGCCAGTATGACGGATACCAGAGCCAACCCTCCAAGAAGGATTAGCGACTTTTCTGACAACATGAGTCCTATCTATAATCGTAATGATATGGTTCTTAAGAAATTCACCAGTGACCCTGTCATACAGATCACCATGGAACTCAAGGATCTCAACATAGTCTGAAGTGTAATACTCCATGAGTGAACCAAAGCCATCCATCTGAAAGCCTTCACTCTTGACCTGATCACCTGAAGCCATACTACCCAGCTTCCTACGGTTATCAGTGATACCAGCAAGAGCATCTGCCATGTAGCCTTGGTCAGGATGATCCTGGATATCAGCATGTAGTTCACCTAGAGTTTTGACTGAGCGAATGATCTTAGGCGATCTCTCAAATGACGAAGCCAATGGATTAAATACAATATCATGTGGCGAGATCCTTACCAGACGCGGGCCTAAGTAACCGGGAATGATCTCACCAGTCTCTAAGTCTTCAATAGATTCATCTACATATTCTGTGGTAGCAAAGACATTGCCATAATCAATGTAATCATATACCAAGCGAGACACAGTGGTTCTGAAATCAGAGAGACGAGTTTTGTTCTCCATGTAGGACTCGATAGTCTTACGCTTCTGATAAGCCGTTGCATCTTCATCATCACCAAGCCAACGCATCCACTGATCATTAGGGAAGAGTGCAGCCATATAGTTGGCATGTAGGTTGTCCCGCAACTGACAAAGCTTTGGAAGAGTTGTGGAGTTCTTCCAAGGTAACTTAGAGTTCGTTGTAGTAGTGGTGTCAGTAGCAAAAACATAGTTCCGTAACTCCCTCCACTTCTCAGTCATCTTGCTACGACTGGAGTCCCATGAAGTGTATTGCTCAGAGATCTGATTAGCCAGGGCTTCTACTGTGATGACTGCATCAAGGTCTAGTGTACGTCCAGCCATATTAAGCTACACCTCCAAAACGATGATGAGTCACAATGTTAGAGACCCTCTTCTTATGGTTATAGAAGGCACCAGTAGGGGCTACAGCTGTTTCAACAACAGCAGCCAAAGCATCCTTAACGTCATCATGAGGTGGGTGATCAAGCATTAATTCTTCTTCCAAGATTTGGCAGTTACCACCTTCATAGTGCCATACTGCATGGTTCTCGTAGCGTGGTTCAAGGACTGCTGCTATACGTTCTTCTTTAGCACCTTGATACTTGTTAGGTCTGTTATCATCAATAGATAAGGCAAGCCCATTCTTCTTAATGTACTCACCTTTTAACTCTTTAACAATCGCAGACTGTGCTGCAGTAACCTCTGCTCTGAGTCTCCTGAAGTCCCACTTGATATGGAGTCTTAGGATCTCAGAGAAGTAATCTTTAATCTTATCAGTCTTGAATCGTGAGATGTCTAATACGAAGATAGAGTTATCTGAATCAATACCAATAACCACAATGGCTGAGTAGTCAGCCTTCTTAGATAGGGAGAAGGCAAAGTCAATAGATGCAAATACATTTAACCTTCTATCCTTATAGTACCACACTCCATTGTCCCTTGTCAAGAACTTTCTATCATAGTATTGAAATAAATCTTGAGAGATTCTTTGTTTGTCAGGATCATTAGGATCGTTATAGTACTGTGCTCTGAACTGAGTCTTGTCTAAGTACTTGGCCCTCTTCTGAGACAGGATCTTTCTATCGAATCCAAAGTATCTCCCATCCCCCCTTGATTGTCTGGGCCATAAGAACTCACCAGTACCATCACCCTGATTCTCTACCTGCTTCTCAAAGACCTCATAGACAGGTTCCTTCCCAATGATATCACCCTCATCATTGAAGATCTCTTCCTCTGTAGTAGCCAAGATACCGTAGAGATCCTTAGGATGGTAACGGGTACCAACGATCCACTCTAATGGGTCAGCAGTCTCAATAGAACTTAGAAGGGAATATTGAGAAGCAACAGCAGATCTACCTCCGTCTGTGTATGCGTTCTCATACACAACACAGTCATCCAACACTGCAATATCACAGTGGAATCCTGTAAGTGAGGTAGTAAGCCCTCCAGTGAATATTGTAGATTCAGCAACTGCTTCCTCATGTCTCTTTGGGTGATCGACAGCAATCTCAGAGTTAGTCCACTTCTCCCTCTTACCTTCATCAGGGTGGATCATCTCAGGCCAGTATCTCCTATAGATATCTGAGGTGAGGATCCCCTTGATAAACCTTAGTTGCTTCTCTGCAAGGTTGGCAGTGGAGGAGATGTATAGGACTCTGAGCCATGGCTTCCGTGTAATCTCCCATGCCACCCTGTAGGCAATCATCCGTGACTTCTGATGATCACGTGGGAGGAGACAGATCTGATGAGTCTTGGCATCAGACCTTGTCCACCAATTACATAACTCTATATGGACATGGCCCAAGAGCTGCTTAGGTGCTACAAGGGAGATGAATGTTACAAGGTCAGCCTCAGCTGCCTCCTTGATCTCTTTGATAGACATCTTACTTCACTAACCTATTCAATGAAATCATTTCACTAACCTAATACGCTCTAAGTCTTCAGAGACTGCCTCTTCAAGTCTGGTCGTTAGCTTCATGGCATGTTCTCTTTCTTCCTTTGAAGGTCTACCTCTCTTAGGTTTCCATCCCTTATCATTCAGGAACTTTGCAGCCTGAATAGATTGGGAGGTGTCTCCTGATGCAATCTCTTTGATCTTGACTAGGGCCTGGGACTGTAGCTTGATCTCTAGTTCTTCTTCCCAGGCTTGGAGGTAGGGGATGAACCACTTAGCCTTACATAGTTCTTTCCAGTGGTCATATGATCCTAGTAGTTTGATTGCTACCTGATACCCTGTAGGGTCTTCTAAGTCAATAAAGATCTTACCCATGGACAGGAGTCCATCAGTGTCTCTTGGCTTCAGTGTGAATAAAGGGGGGTACTTCTCTTTAGAGACATGTGATACATATGACTCCTTGAATAGGGATGCAGTCCTGTAGCGGCCTAGTTCATCTCTGAGATCAATAATTTCATTATTACTCATTGTGATTGGTCCTCACATTTTAAAAGGAGACATGGCTCTATATAGATCTATTTAGTGACCTAGTAGTATATAGTCTATAAGGTGTTATTAAGGTTATAACTACTTCCTACTCCTTAGTACCTATATAGATTATATAGTCTTATTTAGGCCTTGTCAAGAGTTATTTTTACTATGTTGATCTAGTTGAACTAATCACTGCTGAGATCTATGTAGTCTTCATATGGGGGTCCCCGTTTTATAAAGTTTCTATGAAGAATTTTAGAGGCCCCTTTCTCTTTGAATACAGAAGACTGAACCCCCCTCCCTAGGCCTCCACAGAACTACATAGTCTTTTTAGACTAGTCCATACAGCCTAGTCTGTTCAGACTACACAGTCTCCCTAGTCTGAATAGACTATGTAGTATCATTGTAGCACATTGAGTCTCCCTAGTCTAAAAAGACTATGTAGTAACTGGGTGGCACACCATAGCTACCTAGTCTAAAAAGACTACCCCATTGATAATACTAATCAACCTAGTCCATTCAGACTACATAGTCCATTCAGACTATATAGGTCTTTATAGGGTTATATACCTACCCATTAGTGTAGCTACCCATGCAACTATTGCATATCAGCCATGCAATAATAACATGTGACAATCCCGATTAGTCGTGTTAGGTTTAATCATCAGAACAACATAGGGGTTTACATCATGGCTCAATCATTAACCTTTCAATGGCCTCTTGCTCCAAGAGTGTCTAAAACTGTAAAGCCTAACTCAAAAGGACTATTGACTTATGAAATTGAGCATAATAAGTTAATCAGACAACAACAAAAGATTCTTGATAAAGCAAAGAGGGACTATTATTTTAAACAGAGAACAAAAAAGGGTTGACTTCCCATAGCATAGTCTGGTAGTGGTTATGCTATAGCAAGTTAATCAGTAACTTGAAAGGGTTGTGTCGCCTGTACTTTGCGACTGGTCACCTTAATGACTGCAAAAACAATAGAGTATATGTAAACCGTTTGTATGGTGCATGATTTTAGTCTTAA